TTGGCGCAATGTTTGGTGTAATATTACCATTATGTTAAATTCTCGGAGAGCATAGCCGCTTGATACGTTGTGCGTGAGCACTTTGAAGTGGAATTTATAATGATATTATGTTAGACAACGATCTTATTTTGATGGTTTGTTATTCAAAGCTTGTTGCTATTGATGAATATCTTCTTAAACGTGGTAATGAGCAAGTTTGTACTATTCTTGATGGTATTATTGATGGTCTTCAAACTGTATTGCGTAATTTAGAACAAAAATAAATCATGGAAACTCCCGAAGTTGTAATTGCTCTTCCCAATGGCACTGAAATTCAGTGTACTGCTAAATCTGCTAAGTACCTTATTATTGGTCTTGGTTTGGAATCGGTTTTGAAAGATGGAAAAATTAAAGAATCTGCTGAAAAGTAAGAAGTTTTGGACGCTTGTAAGTGCGATTGTTGCCGCTCTTTCGGCGTTTTTTCTTACGTCTTGCTCTACTTCTCACTATGTTGCTCAAAGTGTTTCCAGCTTTGTGAAAGGTGATACTACTACTACTATTATTAAATATGAGCAAGTTGGCTCTATAAAGAAAAAGTAATTTATTATGGAAATTCAGAAGGAGTATATTCTTGTTGTGAATGGTCGTCCTTATTTTTCGGTTGTGGATGTTAAGCATCTTTCTGCTGTGATTGACGACGCTAAGGCACGTTTCGGTGCTGATTCGAAAATTGATGTTTTCTTGCAGACTACCGAGCCGTATGCGCCCGGAAAGAATAACGGTAACTAAGGATATTTTCGAGCGTCTTATGGCTTCGAATTCGTGGCGAGGTCTAGAAGCGTTAATAACTTGGTCCAATTCCGTGACTTGGAGAACCAAAGCGGGCAAAATGCCCGTTTTGGTTATTCAGTACGATCATTATGACGATTTTATTCGCTGGAAAGACTGGGTTTCTCACGTTTCCTTTCCTTATGCCTATACTCGTGCTATTGATGATGTTGTTATTGTAGAGGTCCCCGTTGAGCCTTTTTTTCGGTTTACAACTCTTCCACGGAAGTGGCATGTGAACAACCTAAGGTGATCGTCAACCGTCGTTATGCGAACATGACAAACACCGAGATTGTTAATTATGCTAGGGTTTATTACGGTTGTTTTTGGCCTCCGGATTATATTTTAGAGGTTCCTTGTGGTTATTGCCATTCTTGTCAGAAGTCATATAATAATCAATATCGTATACGTCTTTTGTACGAGCTTCGTAAATATCCGCCCGGCACTTGTCTGTTTGTTACTTTAACCTTCGATGACGATAACTTGGAGAAGTTTTCGAGAGACACGAATAAGGCTGTCAGATTGTTTTTAGATCGTCTTCGCAAGGATTATGGTAAACAAATCCGACATTGGTTTGTTTGTGAGTTTGGCACTCTTCGCGGTCGCCCCCATTATCACGGTATTCTTTTTAATGTTCCTCAAGCTTTGATAGATGGCTATGATTCGGATGTGCCCGGTCATCACCCCTTGTTGGCTTCTCGTTGGAAGTATGGCTTTGTTTTTGTTGGGTATGTTTCTGACGAAACATGTTCGTATATTACCAAATATGTCACGAAGTCCATTAATGGTGATAAGGTACGCCCTCGTGTTATCTCTTCTTTTGGTATTGGTTCTAATTATCTTAATACCGAGGAGTCCTCTCTACATAAATTGTGTAATCAGCGTTACCAGCCTTTTATGGTTTTAAATGGTTTCCAGCAGGCTATGCCGAGGTATTATTATAATAAAATATTTTCTGATGTTGATAAGCAAAATATGGTTGTTGATCGTCTTATTGATCCTCCTGTTGAGTTTAGTTGGCAAGGTCAGAAGTTTAGTAGTAAATTGGAACGTGATGAAATGCGTCGTTCTACTTTGAATCAAAATATCGCTTCCGGTCTTACTCCTGTGCTCCCCCTACTCCACACTGAACGTGTTTCTTCTTTTGATAGATTTAAGGAAATCATGAATAAAAGCAAAGAATTTAAATAATGTCACAGTATCGCATTCCCTCTGATTATCAGAATCAGACTCCGCGCGCCATACATCGGCGTGCTTCCTCTGCTTATGGTACTATTCATCCTGGTTTGGCTATTCCGGTTCATCATCGCCATCTGAATGTTGGTGATCGTATTCGTGGTCGGATCGATGAACTCTTACAGTCTCAGCCTATGTTGGGTCCTCTTATGAATGGCTTCAAGCTTGTTACTATTGCTACTTTTACACCGGATTCTGCTATTTATGGCTGGATGTCTAACGGTCGTCGTTTTACTCCCGATGAGTATACAAAATTTGGTAAGGCTTATTTTTCCCTTGCTGGCAGTAATCTTACCAAATACAAGGACCCTGCGTTTAAGGTTTCTCATCCTGTTCGTCGTCTTACTTTTGGTTTGGATTTGAATTCAGACCAAAAGAAAATCTATGAATCCTGGGTATCTGATGAATTGAATGCTACCGGTGCTTCTGGTCAGCCTACCCACATTGGTCGTGGTGGCCTTTGGGATTGGCTTGGTATTGCTGCTGGTGCTGTTTGTCCTAACTTAGGCAAAAAGAATTCGTCGGTGTCTCCCGGTGTTCGTGGTCAAGTTTATCCGCCCTCTTTTCGGTTCAACGCCGCCCCGTTCTTTGCTTATTTCCTTTCGCATTATTATTATATTGCCAACATGCAAGAGGACTACATATATTTTACCCGCGGTGTTGGTGAAATGATGAAAGTTCGTCCTGACGGTCAGCAGGAATCATTGTATCGTCCGTTCTTTTCCGATGTTTTTTCTTCTCTTAATCCTAATGATTTTTTGAATGTGTTGGACGATATACGTTCTATTACTCGTACGGGTATTGGTATTGATTTATTTGAACAAGCTTCGGGTACCGATCCGGGTAATAACCCGGTTCGTGCTATGGCTTGTGCTGGTATTCAAGGTTACGGCGGTCTTTTATCTGTCCCCTACTCTCCCGACTTGTTTGGTAATATTATCAAACAAGGTTCCTCTCCTGCTGTTGAGATTGAGGTTATGAATGCTCTTGATTCAAATACCCAAACGGGTTTTTCTGTTGCTGTTCCGGAGCTTCGCTTGAAGACGAAGATTCAGAATTGGATGGATCGTCTTTTTATTTCTGGCGGTCGTGTTGGTGATGTTTTCCGTACTCTTTGGGGTACAAAGTCTTCGACACTCTATGTTAATAAACCGGATTTCCTTGGTGTTTGGCAGGCCTCTATAAATCCGTCGAACGTTCGTGCTATGGCTAATGGTTCGGCTTCCGGTGAGGATGCGAATTTGGGCCAGCTTGCGGCCTGTGTTGATAGGTATTGTGATTTTTCGGGACATTCCGGTATTGATTATTATGCTAAGGAACCCGGTACTTTTATGCTTATTACTATGCTTGTTCCGGAGCCTGCGTACTCTCAAGGTTTGCATCCGGATTTGGCATCCATTTCTTTCGGTGATGATTTCAACCCCGAATTGAATGGTATTGGTTTCCAGCTGGTACCGCGTCATCGTTTTTCAATGATGCCCCGTGGTTTTGACTTTACCGGTCTTGATCAGGAGACTAGCCCATGGTTTGGTAATGCTGGTACCGGCGTACTTATTGATCCTAATACGGTTGCTGTTGGTGAGGAGGTTGCGTGGTCGTGGCTTCGTACTGATTATTCCCGTTTGCATGGTGATTTTGCGCAGAATGGCAACTATCAGTATTGGGTTTTGACTCGTCGTTTTACTAATTACTTTCCGGATGATGGTACCGGTTTTTATCAAGATGGAGAATATACCGGAACTTATATTAATCCTCTTGATTGGCAGTATGTTTTTGTTGATCAGACATTAATGGCTGGTAATTTTGCGTATTATGGTACTTTTGATCTTACTGTTACTTCTTCTCTCTCTGCGAATTATATGCCGTATCTTGGTCGTTAGCTAAAGCTTAATTGTTATGTATAAGAAAAAGAAAATAACCTACCCTCCTTGTTTTTCGGAGGATTCATCTTTATCTTGTGAATACAATCCTTTTGTAGACAAGGTTGCTGTCGCTCGTCCTATGTCTTATTACCTTAATGGTGGTGTTGATTTGGATGGTGTTTCTACTCGCAAACCCTTGCCGGATGCCTTTGATGATGCAGAATCTGTTGCGTCCGGTGATGTCGATGTATTTACCGATCCTACAGTCGGTAGACTTGATTTGATGGATATGGCGTCTACTATGGCTTCTGAATCTCAAGCTCGCGCCTTGAAAGATGGAGCTAAAGAACCAAATTCCGACTAATTGAACAATTTCTATGGGTAGAGGCCGCAATATACTTGATATATATTGCGGAGTGCGGAAAGCACGTCCCCTACCCTACTTTATAGAGAAAAATTGAACAATTATGAGTATTTTAGCTGGATTAGGTGCCGCTGCTGCTTCCTTTGCAATGAAAGAAGGTCATAATGCAATTGCTCAGTCTCGTAATGAGAAAAATATGGCTCTGGAGCATGATTATTGGAAGCGGCGTGTTAATCAACTTGAGGAGATGAACAAGCCTTCTCGCCAGGTTGCCAAATGGCGTTCTGCTGGTATAGCTCCTCAGGCTGTCTTTGGGAACTCTCCCGGTGGTGCTGGTATTGCTACTGATGCCTCTGCTCCGAATTCTCAAACCCCTATGGGTTCTAGTGATTTTAATTTTGTCACTACAATTGCCGAGCGTCAGCGCATGAAGAATGAAAAGGCGATTGCTGATGCTACTGTTGATAAGCTGAACGCTGAAGCTGGGAAACTTCGAGGTGATACGAAAGATCCAAAAGTCACTAAGGAATCGCAACAGCTTGAATTTGATTGGAATCTTGTTAAGAAACAGCGTGAGCAGGTTCAGCTTGCTGTTGATGAAATTGATAAAGAATTCCGGCGTGCTGTTAATGAAACTGATTTACAAATTAAGCGTGGTCTTTATTCTGAAACCCTGTCAAAGATCGATAAATTAATTACCGATAAAGAAGTTTCAGAGGAAATGAAGCAGAATCTACAGAAACAGCGTGATTTGATTGATGCTCAAATTGATTCTACAAAGGCGCAGACTGGCCTCAGTAAGG